CACCTACTACATTGTAAGGATATTCTGGAGGTAAATATAAAGCAAAAACTTTTGCTAATAATTTAAATTCTTGTTTCATCGATGCATAAATTCTTTTATGAATCGCTGACATAGTTCTACTTCCTCTTTCCAACAAGGCTACGGTCGTACCCACTGCTGCTTGTTGATTCCCATCCCCTACTTGAAGATCAGCTATCGAAGCGAAACGCTGACCAGCTTGAACTACGACCCCCATAAGAGTAAGTAATGTTTGTGAAGGTTCTTTATAAGGCAACGTCATAAATGAATCTCTTAAATTACCACTTGGAGCATCAACATCTCTCCATTCTCCTGGTTGAATAGATTGAGCATCATCTCTAATTCTAATCCCTCTTTGTTTAAATCCTGCAGGTAAATTAGACAGGGTTCCTGCGTCTAATAATTGTCTTAAAGCTGATGTCGCAGTTCTTGATAATCCACCAATCATTTGAATTAAACCAAAACCATAAAATCCAAATCCTGGTAAAAATTTAAAATGAACAAAATATTGTTTCTTTTCTTTTTTAACATCTTGTGCATCCCAGTTTCTTCTAATAGATAAAACTTCTCTTGATCCTTCCTCTAAAGTTACAATGTATGGAAGTTTAATTCCTGTGGGCTCACCAGTCTGTGGATTTATATCTTCAAATCCTTCCAGATCTAAATTAATATGACACTCTAATAAATTATAGACATCTTCTTGAAAGTCACTTTTTGAAACACCTTCAAGTTGTCTTTCTTTATCTTTAACATCATTTGTATCTGTTGATTCATCAGATGGCATCAATTCTATATCTCTATAAAATCCTGCTACTTGTTGTTTTCTTAAATCATTTCCTGAAATTTTAATTACATGAATAATAGCTTCAGTATCTTCTAATGATGTTGCTGAATAAGGAACTACTAAATCTTCTGCAGCCACAAATTTAGATACTGCTCTTCCAATAGTTTCATCATAATAAACTTTTTTAAATGTAGATCCTGATAATGGTAAATAAAATAACATTTGATCAAACTCTGGTTCATATTCTTTCATGACATCCATAATTTGATAATTCATAAATTCTTTAACTCTTTCAGCTTGTTGTTCTGTGTCTGGAGTAGATGCTCCAATCACTTGAGTTCTAACTGGTCCTTCGCCTGGAAGTAATTCTTTATATGCTAATGCTTGAAACTGAGTTACAGCTTCTGCTAATACTGGATGAGTTGCACCTGATGCACCTTGGAATGGTTCTGTTCTTTGCTCGTACTTAAATCCTAATAAATCTAAGCCTTGTGTGTAGGCTTGTTCCCAGTCTCTTCTTGAATTTTTATAGTCTTCGTAATTTTGATATAGTTCAGAGCCAAGTAAATTTAAATCATTCTCATCAATAAATTCTGCAAGGTTAGAATCATGAACTAAAGATGCTTCATTCATCTTTGCTTTAGGATCAAAATTTATATCAACACTTCCATCCTCATTTTCAGTAACTTCAGTCGGACTAGATGAAACTGTTTCTGTTTCAGATACGACTTGTTCTATCTCCTGTTCAGGAGTTAAAGAACTACCTATGTTTGGGATTAGACCCTTGTCTATTTCTGCCATTAATTTTCTCCGATTTTATTGTTGTAACAGTATTATAGTTAATATTCAAGCCTTGTGGGCATGGCCCTGACTTAGGTGGTACTGTTAATGTTAGTCTTTTTGGTTTAATCATTATTAATACGGATCATATTCTGGTGGATCTGGAGATCTATTCATTGCATCTTCAAATGGATTATCTTCTACATATTTTCTATCTTTTGTTCTTTGTTCAACTTTTTTTGGAGATATTCTTTTATTAGTTGCAATTTTTTCAATTCTTTCTAAATCACTAATTGCACTATCTATAGAAAACTCACTCATTTCTAATTCCATGTTAGTATCAAAAGGATATGAAGGTCTAAATTCTGGTCTATCTTCATAAACTATAAATTCACCTTCTTTTTTTATTTTCTTTTGTCCTGTTACTATATATTCACCTTGAGAATTTCTTGTGTATATAGGTTCTGAAATTTCTTTTGGCGCTGAATAATATAACTCAAAAGGAGAATCAAATGCTCCACCATATGTATCTGCTTCAATAAGAACGTCTCCATTTTTATACTCTGTCATAACAAGTATGTCGGGTTTTTCTTTACCAGCTACTGGTAATTCTAATTTTCTAGACTGAACAACTTGATATCCTTCAGCGTTAGAAACGGGGTTTTGTTTGAATGCTAATTTTTGTTTTTCTAAAGCTTGTGGAGTTAAGTCTAAACCATCTTTTTCCATTCTTGATACAAGTGGAGAAAACCATTCTGGCATTCCTTTAACTTTTGGTAAAACTCTAGTTGCAACTTTTGCACCTTTAGCAAGTTCATCAAACATTCCTAATTTTTTAGCTGTTGGATAAAGTAAGGCTCCTCCTCCCATTACAGCTCCTGTTTTTAAAATATCTCTTTTTGTTGGATCTATTGTTTCATCTACTGGAGGTTTAGATGGTTTCTTTTTTGCACCTTTAAGAGCTGCTTTACCAACTCCATAAGCTAAAAATGGATCTGCAACTGATCCTGCAATTTCAAAAACATCTCCTGCAATCATTGTTCCAGTTGTTGGATCTTTAGGTTTTGCTTCTTCTATAAATTTGTTTAATCCTAATTTTTCTCCAGCCACAGGTTCGTAAAGTTCAAAGTTTTTTCCTTCTTGACTAAACAAAGTTTGTAAAGGCTGTCCAACTAAAAATTCAGTTCCTTCTATTGCTCCTTTTGCAAGTTTACCAAGAGTATATTTAGGATTTGTTAAAAGTTGTTTTCCTGTTTCTGCGAAATAAGCTGCCTCTGATGGAAAATCTTCTTTATATTTTATACCTTTTTCTTTTTGAGCTTTTTTATATTCTTCTCTTTCAATTTGTTTTTCTTCTCTTTCCTTTTTAAGTTGTTTTACTTGTTCTTCTAAAATTAAAATTTTAATTGGATCTTTTTCATTTACTAATTGTTGTTCTAAAATTCCAAGTGGATCTGTTTCATCAAGTGAAGGTATTTCTTGATAATAATCTTCTGATTGAATTGTTCCACCTTCTGCTTTTTTATTTCTAGTATCTTCTATGTAATCATACACTGTTTGTTTTTGATTATAACTAAGATTATCTAGTTTGTCTTGAAACAATCTAAAAGCAACACTTTCAATATCCATTGGTATGGCTTTTGATTTTCTTTCTTCAACTTTTCCACCATCTTTTAATCTAGTTCTAATCCACATTCTTATATATTCATTATCTAAAGGAATGGTTGGTTGGCCAATAGATTTTCTATAATTATTAAAAGCTTTATGATCGTCTTTAATATTTTGTTCTAAAGTTTTATCTGTTCCTGTTAATTTACTTCCTTCACTATAATTAACTCTTTCTACATTATTTAATTGATTAATATTTTGTATTTGTTCTTGAGCAAAAGGTTCTGTATCTAAAGTTCGTTTTGTATCTAAATAAAAACTTCTTGTTAAATTTTTATTTTGACGCATACGGTATCTTTCTGCTTCTTTATAAGAGCTAATACCCATTTAAAATCCCATTAAGTAATCTATGCCAACAGAACCACCTTTTTTAAATTCATCTTTTGGTTCAGTTTCTAAAAGTTTTTCTAATTCTTCTTTGGTGTAAGATTCTTTTGGTCTATTTACATCAGGTTCAAATTTAAATTTAGATCTTGCCAATTTTTCTGCATCTACTTCTGTAGTTAATTTTCTAAGATCAGGAACTAAACTATCTAATTGTTCTAATGCATCTTCACCATAAAGTTGTCTAAAAGGATCTAATGGTTCTTTGATAGCAAGTGCTTCTTCAGCAGTTATATTTTTAATTTTTCCAGCTTTAATATCATTAATTAAAATTTGTCTTGCAGTTGCTCTAACTAAACCTTCATCTTGTAGTTTCGTCATTCCAATTTGACCTGTTGCAAAATCTTTTAAAACATCATCCATTGTCATTCCTTCTTTAGATAAAGATTTTAATCTATTAACTCTAGATTCAAGATCTCCCATTAATGTTCCAGGACGATTTGTTTGACCTGCCTCTTTAATTAAAGAAGTTAATCCTTCTCCTTTAATAGGTTCTTTACTTTCCATTCCAATAACTTCTGCCATTGGTTTTTCTGGTTGAACTTTATTTTTTAATCTTCTTAAGTTTCCTTCAAATATTAATCTCTCTGCATCATTCATTTTTGTAATTTCTGGAATAAGTTCTTTCATCTCATTAAATGCATTTTGTGCAGCTTCATCAGATGCTGCTTCAATATTTAAATCTTTAGAAAGATACTTTTGAAGTTTACCACTTGGAATACGAACTACATTTGTTCTTGTTCCAATTGTACTAGCAATTGCTTTTGATCCATAAAGTGATTTGATTAAATCTAATAAACTTTTCATATTAATAATAATTCCTTTTACGTTTGTCCAAGGCTTCATCTTTGTAATCTTCAGGATGCTCTACAAAACCACCTTGTCTAAATCTCATTACAGCTTGAGTCATAGAGTCTACTAAATCGTCATAGTCTCCATAAGGAAAAGCCGCACATTCCTCAATAACCTCTTGGGCAAAATCTTTATGAGTTGGCGCCCATATTTGTCCAGACTCAAATAGAGGTGCGACAGCATTTACTCTACTATGCTTGTCGTTGCCTTTTGATGGTGTGAAGTTTATAACAGGGATCCCCATTTTACGCAATTCATAAGTTAATGGTAATCCTGAAGCTTTTGCTTCAACAAGTACAGTTTCTGGTTGCCAATACTGATATTGTTGATATGCTATTCTACGAAGCTCAGGAAATTCAAATCGATCTTTAATTGCATCTAATAAAATAAGTTGTGGTCCTGAGTCTTCATCACTATAAAAAACACCCCAAGTAGTTATTGCTGAATAATCGGCAGATGTCTTTTTCATAAATGCAGTATCATAAGATTGTATGACATGCTCAAGTGGTGGAATATAATCTTTATCCCACTTCCTCCACCATTCCCTTTTTATAATTGCACCTTCTTCTGATGTTGGATTTTGCATCCATTGTGCATTCCACTTTTGAATTGATAGTGATGCTTTAACACCTTCTAATTCTTCTAACTTCCAATACTCTGGCCAAACAGGTTTACCACTTGGTAGTATTGCCGGAAATTCTATTAGTTCCCATTTGTCTGACTTTACGTTTCCTGTATCCTTAAGCAAAGCACCTGTTAAATCTTTTGTATTCCATCTTGTCATAACCAAAACGATTGCTCCACCAGGTTGAAGTCGCTGACGTGGACCTGACGTGTACCATTCATAAGCTCTCTCTAACGCTTCTACATTTAATGCATCTTGTTCAGAATGTGGGTCGTCTATGATAAGTAAATCTGCACCTCGACCTGTAATTGCAGATCCAACACCGGCTGCATAGTATTCACCGCCTTGTTCTGTTTCCCATTTACCTGCCGCCTGACTGTCCTCCCTGAGTCTTGTCTCAAAGATTTCTTTGTACTCAGGCATATCCATTAGTGTCTTAGCTTTACGACCAAATCGTACTGCAAGTTCTGTGGTGTGAGTTGATTGGATAATTTTTAATTTAGGTTTACGACCAATCATCCATGCTGGCAGCAGGAATGAGGAGAACTCGGACTTTGTATGCCTTGGTGGCATATTAATAATTAATCTTTTTAATTTTCCTTCAGCAATCAGGTTAAATTTTTCTGCAATTTTTTTATGGTGTCCACCTTCAATAAATTCAGGCCAAACATGTTTTACAAATGACATAAAATCATTTTGCATTTTTTCTATTTTTCTTTTGTGTGATGCAAGTAAACCTGCTTCTATAAATTCTTTTTTTATATCAGGAGGTAATCTATCTAACTTCTTTAAAAGGTCATTCATAAAAATTTTCCGCAAAATTTTTTAGGATCAATTTTGGAACCTTCAAAGTATTTACAGCTTATATAAGTCTAAATCAAGGTCTAAAGTCGTCAGCCGAGGGACCCCTTTATAAAAAGGTGTATCGACTTATTATAAAGATTTAATAGTTTGGAAAGGGTTTGGGACCTCTCTCTATTGTTTATAAAGAGAAGCCCCGAGCCACCCGATGCAGGTGGCTCGAAGCTAGTGACTAGACTCAGTCTAGTAGTGTCATGTATTGTTTAGGAAAGTATTGTCTGAACCAATCTAATCCTTGTTGCATTGTATTGTAATCCTCGAACTGTTCCGCTCCCATAATCAAATCATAGACAGCAACAGCAAACCAAGGCAGACTTGCTTTCTCTCCACTAAATCTATTTGGCACATCGATAACTTTATCCTTATCGATTTGCAAATCTAAATCAAATGGAATGCGATACTCTTTGCCTTCGTAATTAATAACGTGTAGTGGCTTTGTCATGTTTAATTATCCTTTCTAGTTGTTAATGTTATATCACCTGTTGCACTTCTATAATTATTACTATCTAAATCATAATAAGTAAATATATAGTTCTGTGTCTTAGTTAATCCTTCTTTACAATTATCAGTCCATACTCCAGCACGAGTAATAAACTTGCCATACTTCTTAGCAAAGTATGTCACGTTGAATTTAGTTCCTTGTTTTAGATTAAACATATTATACCTTTCTATTTAGTTATATAAGGGACTATATAGGATATAGTCCCTTATGTCAAGTGCTATTTATTACGCATTACTTATTTGAGGTGCTGTATTATTCCAGCTAATACCAATACTAGCTTGTAATACTTTATCTAAACTAGTTATCAATTCAGCAGGGGCGTGAGCTTCCATGATAGTATCTAGTGCCACTCTCTTAACTTGTTTAAGTTGAGAAAGTTTTTTGCCCTCTGGTCTTTTTTCTATTTCTTGTTGTGCAAGTTCACTAGCCCAGTCTCTTATTTGTTCCTCACAAAGAGCTACAGTAATTGTATCTTCCTTGTATGGTTTGTCATTAGAGAATTTATAATTAAGCTTTTCTCTCATAACTTCATTAGTTGCTTTCTTCTTAAAGAAAGTTTTAGCTGTTGCTTGTGCTTCCTGCAATCTAAGTTCAGCTTCTTTTAACTTATCAATAATAGATTGTGCACCTATTTTTTTGGCAAGTTTTTTAGAAGCTGTATCAGTTGCTTGTGATACATATTGACGCACCAATAATTCTTGCTGTTCAATCATCGGGTCAATTTCTCTTTTCACTTTATCTCTAAAGTGATCTAGTTGATACTTAGTCATCGCTTTTGTCATATTATACCTTTCTGTTGTTTATATTTATTAATTTATACTACTTGACAATACTTGTCAATAGGATTATATAGGAGATGAGTGTTAGGTATAAAAGAAAACGGAAACGTATTTCTTAAACCAACACTCGGCTTGAACGAAGGGTGCTAGCGAAATAGATCACACGTCCCCTACCGTCAAACCCCATGAATGCATATTAATTGTATGCAAAGAGATAGTATCTTAATTCTGTACGCGCTTTAAGATCAGATCGTTTGGGGGTCGAGCCACAACTAAAGGTAGAAAGTTATGATTGAACTATATAACGCAATGCATGTCACGGACCTGCTGCTTGCAGCTATTCTGTGTATATTAATATTAATATGGAGGAAGAAATGAAAAAACTATTAGATCTAGGATTTAAAAAAATTAAAACAGAACCAGGGTTTCATATGTATGAGTTGACGCCGGCCCGGTTACCAGTAGCCAGCAGCAAGCCACAAGCTACAAGCGGCAAGCAACAAGCCACAAGCTGCGACAATTTGTCGCATTTACATAAGAAAAAAACTAGATAATTGAATCATATGAAAGTAACAGAATTAGATAATATAACTGGAAGCCTTTCCAAACCTTCTAAGATGCCTGGTTACGCTTACGGTTTACCTGCAAAGGAATGCAAAACAGGTAAGAAGCTCCAGGAAGTAAAAGGATCAACTTGCTACAATTGTTATGCAATGAAGGGTTGCTATGTCTTCAAAGTAGTACAAGCTGCACAATACAAGCGACTAGAAGCAACTAGAAAACCGCTTTGGGTCAAAGCAATGGCTGCTCAGATCCTGCGTCATAAATCAAAGTACTTCCGATGGCACGATTCTGGAGATATTCAATCTTTAAAACATTTAGCTAAGATATTTAAAGTCGCAAGATTAACACCTGATGTTAATCACTGGTTACCCACACGGGAAGCCTGGGTAAAACCATATCTTTCTAGAGCGCCAAAGAATTTAGTAATTCGTTTTAGCATGCCGATGGTTGACCAGCCAGCAGCTGAATCGTGGTCCCATACGTCGACTGTAGTATCCGGTCCTGGTCGCACGTGTCCAGCTCCTGACCAGAACAATGCATGCGGCGATTGCCGGGCTTGCTGGGATCCTAACGTTAAAAATGTTGCCTACGGTAAACACTAGTGCGGCCCTTATACCTGGCCGCGCTATTGCCGTTTTCTTTTCTTAAATTTCCAGCCTCAAGCGACAAGCTTCAAGCCGCAAGCTTCAAGCGACAAGCTACAAGCTACAAGCTACAAGCTACAAGCTACAAGCGTCTCAAATAATTGTAAATAAGATCCAAGCCTGAACGCAAAGGCTCAAGCCGCAAGCCGCAAGCGACAAGCTGCTGGCAGCGGGTGCCTTCATAAAGTTTTTCGTCTTTGTACAGGGCAGAAGAAACTAGGATAAAAGTATTATGTGGATGGCGTACATGGAAGCTAATTTGATGTGGTGAAAGTTTAACTAAATTAGTTTTAGTAACCTTAAGCTCAATAGTAAAAAAGGTATGTTTTTTATTGTATGCCAATACATCTGGAGTGCCATGAGAGCTTAGATTTTCTATCCTTGTGAAAGAAATTTCTTTCATGAAATCTCTAACTTTGTGATAGAATTTTGACTCAGGTTTCAAGTTAAGACCTACCCTATCCTTTTAGTCATTTTACCCATTTGCCATCTAGTTGGTTCAACAGTAATTATTAATCTATGCGACTCTCTTACACCAATAATTTTGTTTTCCATTAATTGAATTCCTGCAACATCAAATGTTTCACCATTAGGCATATACACTTGGACTCTTGCATTATTGGCAACTTCAGATTTTGCCATAAATTTATTTATAATCTGTCTTAAAAATCTTCCTTGCATTTCTTTTCTTTTTTAACCTGGGGCCCAGTATCAGTGGGTATAAAGGGAGTTAACGTCCACGTCGTAAGCCGACCCCAGAATCCTTGCATTTGTACCTTGATTTATAATCTAAATTACCTTAAATGTCTAGAGTATGGGATTACCAAAGAAATTAACAGAAATGCAAATGAAATTTGCATACGAATTAGTTACAAACGAAGGAAGAAAAACTGCAACTGAATGTGCGTTGGCTGCAGGGTATTCTTCTAACGCTGCAGTTGTAGCAGCAAGTAAATTACAAAATGTAAAACAATATCCATTGGTAGTACAATACATTGGACAATTAAGAACGGAGTATCAAAAAAAATATGATGTTACATTTGAAAGACACATCTCGGAACTTGCAAAACTTAGAGACAACGCAAGAGAATCAAAGGCTTGGTCGGCTGCAGTCAATGCTGAAGTTGCTAGAGGGAAAGCCGCAGGGTTGTACGTTGAACAGAAGATTATTAGGACCGGTAAGTTAGAAGATCTTACTGCAGAACAGTTAGAGGCTCGTATGAAAGAAATTATAAACGAGTACTCACCGATCCTAGAGGGTGTTGTATTAGATGATATTAAAAAAGAAGTTAAATCTAAACAAAAAGAAATTAACTATTCTTCGTCTGAATCATCATCTTCGAAATCGGTATCTTCGAAATCATCCGAATCAGAATCACAATCGTGATTTTCTAATTCTTCAGCTTTATCTCTAATGATATCAATATCTTCTTGGATTCTATCAAGTATATCTTGAATAGATTCATTCTTTGGTTTTTTTCCCATTGAGTTTCTCCATTGATTTGATGTTATTTGCGGGAATTACAGTACGATCACCGTAAGTAATTTCGCCTAAATTATCTATCTCATACGAAGAAAAGATCCAAACATAATCTTTAGTTTGCCTATAAATAAAACCAATTGAAATACAATGGCTTACATCCATTCTGTCAAATTCTAGATCTGTAGCCCATCCTGAATCAGAACATATATCTTCCCAAGATATTTTATACAGTTCATAATTAAATTTATTAGACATAAAAGTTCACCTAATAGGAGTTATACTATTAAATCACTACTAGTACCCTCAAAAAGTTTAGAAAATTTTGTAACTTTGTAACTTTATGCATATTCTCCTTATATACCAACTATTCTAGCTTCTACACTTTGGTTACAAAAGTTACAAATCGGGATAAAAGTGTTTAAAATCAATGACTTAAAATGTAGAAAGATTTTTGCCATATTAGTCATATAAATCAATGACTTATTAATAGTGTTGCATAAATGTCACACTCTTGATTGGTTTTTCAACCAATAGTAGTGGTCAACTTTGTCCAACCACTTCCATTTATACTCTCTAAATTGATTTCCATTGATGATAAATCTTTGAAAAAAATTGTCTGGTGTACACATTAGAATCACCCCTTGTTCTATATTTGTGTTGTAAATACAATCATGAGCTGTAGCGTATGCTGCTAATTGTAATTTATAATCTTCAATCCACTCACCCTTCTTTGGTTTATTAGATTGTTTAAAGTCAACTATACTGTCTCTTCCTTGGTATATTCCACACAAATCAGTAGCACCTGCATACAGTCCAGGATAATGTAGTACAACTTCACTGCCCCATATTTCATGTAAGTCTCCTAAACCCTTTTCAATTATAGTTCGTGCCATGCTCCCTGCCGCCTGCCCCAAGTCGCTTAAATCCAGTAGCCCTTGACCGTTTAAATGGGCTTCTAGATACGAGTGCATAGCAGTACCGCGACTGGCTGCTAGATTTTTAATATTATCAGCTTCAACGCTTCCAACCTTATCTTTCCATTTTTGCAATGATGCTTTCTTCTCATCAGATTGCGTGGCTGCAAGAATAGTGGTTACAGATGGTAATTTCTCATCATCAACAGAATAATGTCTTTCTTCATCAATTAAAGATCTCACCGACTTTGGATATATAAACTGTTTATTCCACTTCATTAATATTGAATCTCCATCACAGGTGTTTCTTTACTTGATTCATCATATAAAAATTTAATAGTTTGTTTTATAATAGTAGTAGTTGGATCAAAAGATATATCCTTTGAACAACTAATTAATAATAAAAATATAAAAATGTATTTCATTAATGTAACTTTCTAGTTTTTTCATAAATACGTTTCTCAAAAGCAGCGCGCATAATCGCACGAGCTTCTTGTGGATTTTTATAAAATTCTTTAGACTTAATATACTTTATTAATTCTTTTTCAAATTGTTTTTCTGTTTTACGTTTCATAGTCTTGCAACTATAAACCAGATTAATACAGCAAGTAAAATTATAAAAAATAAACTCATAGTGCCATTTTAGCTTTCATATAATTATTATAACTAATTCCTCTGTAATCTTTAAAATGTTCAATGGTAGATAAAACTTTTTGTTTTTTTCTATCAATGATAAGTTTGTCTTTTATTAAATTATAAAAATCTAGTAAAGCATATCCATTCATTTCTAATCGATATGAATTTTTTCTTTCTATCATTTTATCTGTTGCTTTTTTATTAAAAAAATAAAGACCTTTTTTAGATTTAGCTTTTATTTCAAATTTAAAAAAACCAAGCTGTTTTAATCTTTTTTCTAAATATTTTAATAAATTTAAATTAGTGTTTGTAAGATCATAAGAATGTTGAGATCTTTCTCTATAACAAGTAAAACATCCTTCTGCTTCTGAAAATCCAACTAAATAACTTAAAAAATCTTTATCATTTAATTCCATGTATGGAAATTTTTCATAACACTCAAAATGTTCTAAAGTTTTATATAAATTTTTAGTTTTCTCCATTATAAAAGGAGCTATTTTTTTGGCTAAAAATAAAGCTTTTTGACCTCTTATAGTAACATAATAACGTCTTTTAGGTGGTTTTAAAAATATAGGTCTTGAATCCATTTTTTCTTGAGACATGGTAGATTTAAATAGTTCGGACAACATTTCAACAGGTTCTTTGTCAGCAATCTTTAAAGAAAATCCACAATCTCCTTTATTTACAAAACCTACAAACCCATCACCATCAATCCAACCTGCAATATACGCCCAATCTATATCTTTTCTTTCATCTAAAGATTTTAATAATTGTTGTGTTTCAACTTTATTCATTTTTTTATATTTTTTTATAATGTTACTCATTTTCTTTTTACCCTATTGTTGTTTGACCTTTCCATGTCAGGCCATTTACATTGTATTGTTATTTTACCTGTATCAGACCAAATTACTATGTCATGTCCATATGGTTTAGTATGAATCCAATGTTGCCTATAAGTTGGCAAACTCATTTTTACATCTGTCTCTCTAAACATATTTTATTATCTCCTTTATCTATTTCTTTAAAACCATAATACCCTAATGCATCAGAAATTAAAGGCATGTTGTATCCTTTAAAATCATCAAAGATGAATCTGGTATATTTTTCACTTCTTTCTGCAAAGAATATAGCTTCATTTAATACATGTCTTGTCATATGAGGCCCATCAAAATGAACTAAGTTAAATGGTCCATATTCAGGATATCTGCGCATGAATTCTTTATCAGTCATATGAAACAATTTAAATTCTTTATAATCAGATAAATCTTTCTCTAACTGTAATCTCATGTCATTTGTATAATCAGCAGTATATTCAGGAGAATTATCATAATGTTGATATTTTAAATTACCATAAGGATCAATTCCAATATGCATCCTGTCCCCTGTCGCCTGCCCCCTGATACCATCCATAATAATCTTGGAGCCAAGTCCTTCACGCACGCCAATTTCACAGGTTAAAATTTTAGGAGTCTCAACTTTAAGACCTCTAACCCAATTATCAAGTAGATTATAATCTTTACTATCGCCTCTAATCATTTGTACATAAGAATAGTTAGAATCATTAGTAACCAAGCAAGAATAATAATTAATGCCCAAAAACTAGGTTCGTGATTTTTTAGATCCATTTTTTTTCTTTCCAAAGCAATCCCACTTCTTGTGATATGCTTTTAATAGTTTAGCTATTGCGCGTTTATATCCAGATATAGTCATTAGTTTACACTTTTCATTTGTTCAAGGTCATTCATAACATCTTCTGTGATATCAACTTCACCTTGATTTTTGCAGTAATCACAGTCTATTGGTTGTTTTTTTCTATCGTCATGGCTAAAGGCATATACAAATCCATTACCATTACACTTTGGACAAATTATTTTTCCACTCATATTAGTTTGTTGTAACTACATCAGCAAATTTACGTTTACCATTTGTTGTGTAATTCCAAATTATTCCTTTTTTGATTAAGTTATAACGTTTTAGTTTTTGAAATGTTTGCTCAGGATCAAATCCAGCAAACTCACAAAGCTCTATAAAGTCTTGATTATAGGTTTTACCCCACCATTGACATGCTCGATGCTCATCTCTACTCATTGCAACAGTACAGATACCAAAAGTATCTTGTATTGCT